TTATGCCTTCTTAAATAGCATAATATCCGTGTATCCTGCATTGTGATTCATCCTTGCAGCCACTTCCTTTTTTGTTGCACCTTTAAAAGGGTTCTCACCGCCCAGGTTCTTTTCAATCCAGTCAGTCAACTCAATGATACTGCTTTTATTTGAAGTAAAATAGAAGTAACTTGTACCCTTCAATACCGACAGCACATCCAAGTAATTAGCCAACTTCCAATAATTACTATAAGTTGAAACATCGGTACTCAGGTACGGCGGATCAACTAAGAACACCACGCCGGTGATATGCTTCCAACGCTCAAACAGTTCCCGGTAATCCATTCTCACTACCTGTACGCCCTGAAGGTAATCAGGACATTGTTCATACGCATTAATACGGACACAATTATACATAGTTTGCTTAGCCATATCTGCATAATTCATACAATACTTCATGCTGAATAGCAGACTGGATGAGATAGTGATGTAGTCAACGTACCCGGTTACCTTTTCTTCTTTAGCTATGGCCTTCAGGATGCGTTCTTTGCCCTCTATACTGATTACTTTGTCAGCTGGTTCATTCTGTAGAATAACGCGAAACTGAGCCAACAGTGCGTTGGTACGCTCGATATTGGCCAGTCTCAAGTGATAATCGTCATAATCGTTATAGATAACATCAGCATCCGGGTACATTTGTTTTACCGTGTGAGCTAGCAATCCGCTACCGCCAAACAAATCTACGAACATGGGTACACTTTTAAAACTGTTTAAAGCGAGTTTAAACTCATTGAGAAAGCGACGTTTCTGACCCTGAAAAGGTAACGGAGCTTGAATGTAATTTTTTGTTTTCATTATTTTTGTTGTTAGTAAATATATAATTTATATCTTTGCAGAACCACTCACGTACACATACAACGATGCGACTTGACATCCAAAGGCTTTAGCCCCCGGTATGCGTCAAGTCGCATCATTGTGTTAGTATGTGAGTGGTTTTGCTTACTAACTGCCGGGGGCTTTTTAACCCGCCCCCGCTAGGTTTTACATTATTTGATACCACATTACGGCATCATTTGCTTTTTCGATACTTACTCCGAATCCAAAGAGTTTTGATTTAAAATAATTCTTTGGAGGTATTACCCCTTTTTCAATCGAAATTACAGCATCAAACAACTTAAAATGTATCTGTTTATTTGCACTTGGCGGAATTACTCCTTTATCAATTGAAATACCGATATTATATAATGTATGCATAATTAATAATCATAAGGTAAATCGAAGTGAGCATTTATTTCTCTTCTTAAAAATCTCAATGTTGGAATAGTTGCCGTGAAATAAGTCGATTTAGGAGCAGTCAAACCGGCATTGGCAAGCGTATAGAATTCCTGATCTGCATTGCTTACAGCATATCCATCATAGAGCGATATTTTATCACTGCATCCCGGGAAGTCAGTTACGAAGTTGGCAATTGCCAAATCACTAAATAAAACGGGCTGTCCAACTGTCTTGCCGTATCGAGTTGCACCTGCGGCAGTATAATACAGAAGTTTACATTCGCCCATTAAAGGGGCTGAAAACTTAGGAAATGCGGATGGTGTATTGGCATCATCGTAAGGCAGTATTTCAATGGATTCAAGAACATCTGCACTCACTTTTTTGACATACGTACCAGAACCTGCATTTAATAAACTAAAGGTTGTTACTCCAGCCAAGCAAATAAAAGTGAACTCCGGTAAATACTGAACCGCATTATAAAGTATGGCTTTTGTTGCATCGTTTGAAGTATCATTGAATATTTTATACAAAACCCCAGTCGTCAAAGCATCTCCAGGTTGCAAAACTGTAGCATTGATTAAGTTTTGTTTTTTACCAAGGTAAGTTCCATAAGGACTACCATCCAGACTCATCGCATTTAAACCTTTAAAAATAGAACCTAATGGAATTTCAACACAAGAAGCATCCCTAAACCTATTCCATAATTGAGCGGATGAGGTGGTGAAAACTAAATATCCACTTGAATTTACAGTTATCAAATCACCTGCATTGACTGTATCAGCTCCATTTGAATCGACATCAATTATAGAAGATCCTGAATTAATGATTCCATTTACGGAAGGTCGAAAAGCACCTACAAATCCCCCTAAATCACTAGCCCAAAGTGACTCGTTTTGCACGTCTGGATTCAAGGTAAAATCTAATACATCGCCATAGCGTTTACAAGTAATTCCATTACTGTGAGCTACTTTGAAAGTATAACTAGTCCTATTAAAGGTTATTAATGTGCTTGAATTAATTGTTACCGAAGTATACGTAAATACCTCATATCCATCTCCAGCAGTATTTAGAACAAAAATATCACCTGTACTGGCAAATTTACTTGAATCAGTTACAGATAGCTGAATACTTGTTTTTGCCTGATTGGCTGTTATTGCAGATGTCAATGTCCCTGTCAATGTTTCTGCATATTCATTAAAAACAGAAATATGATTTCCACCAGTTCTTGTTTCATTAATTATCATACATGTTTCATTGCCGAAAGAGTCTTTAGGTATCAAAGCATCTGCATTTATTTGAGACATTCCGGCATTAATTAAAGCTGTCCTTAACAATCCGATATTTGCCTTACTATCATTTGTCCAAATAGGTTGAATTACTGGAATAGAATTATATTTAAAAAAACAACTCGCGGGAAAAATAAAATTCTTTATATTGCAATTGACTGTTGGATTTGCATTCAAATTATTGAAAACTATGCTATTCTTGTTTGGTGCTGGGCGTGAAAAATTAATCAAATTCAAATCAAAGAATGTATTATTTGAAAATACATCGTTATTATCCGAACCATTACAAAATAGAGCTTTTTTAAAAAGACAATATTTGAAATTTCCAATCCAATTTATCAGATTTGCAGACTCATTCGATATGACTCTAGCTGCAAAAACTACATTTCTATTAAAGTATCCATAATCCATAGTAAAATTACCCGTAATTATACCACTGTTGACGCCTATTATAGTGCTGAAATTTGATGTAACAATCATTTGGTTTATATCATCACCAATCCAATTTTTAGTTGAATTTATAGCCTCATTAATCACTCCTCTGAAAAGTATATATGACATTCCGCTTTTTAAATTCGCTTTTGTGGCACTTCGATAAGGTTTTTCCCTAGTACCATCACCTGTTGAATCATCACCCAAATAAGTATGAATAAAGGCAGTATTTGCGTTTGTCAGTGCAGTGGTACTTTCCGAACCATCTGCATTGATTAAATATCTAGTTTTGAATAAATTTGCTGCCATCTTAATTTCGTGTTATCGTTAATTCAAAATCTTTGCATCCCCAATCTGATTTGCCGTCTAACTTATACAACCAAATAGTTTTAACCGAAACCCCTTCATACTTCATTGTGAATGAAAATGGACGATCATATTCGTCTAATGAATCAGGTATCGTTTTATCGGTAATTTGAGAATTAATATTACTATAGTACCAATCCTGAAATTCTTTGCTTTGTTCGGACAAAAGTTTTGTTTCGTCAAACTCTATATTTTCTGCGATATTCATAATTAGAATATTATTAAAGCATCAGCGCTATCATTTCCTGCTGATACGGTTAAGTAATTAATTATTAGCTCTACATTTGCAGGAATGGTTACACCTACAAGCGTTATATGGTTATAATCAGTCGCGCCGATCTTTGCAGATAAACCGGAACAATCAGAACTGAGTCTAACGGCTGAAATAATTCTATCATAAGCATATGCCGGTAGTTTTCGAGGTAAAGCCATCCCATTTGCACCTATTTGATAAATGGCCATTGTAACGGGGGCGTTTGTGCCGTTGGTTCCCGGTGCACCTTGAAGTGATGCCAACCATTCAGCTTCAGTACCAATAAAGCCATCCAATAGAGCAAGTTCATAAGCAGACTTACCATCAATACCATCATCGTAATCAGTCCCTTTTTGCGGAGTATATCCAGAAGTTCCATGAAGAGAAGTCAACCATTCTGATTCAGTACCAACAAACCCACCCAATACAGCAAGTTCATAAGCAGACTTCCCATTATCTCCATCAAAATAGTCAGTACCTTTTATGGGGGTATAACCATCTACGCCTTGTGCCTTAATTCCTGAATCTACAGCTTCAAAATACCAATTACCATTAACTCCAATATGCGGGGTTACTCCATCAATTCCTTCAGCTTTTATTCCTGTGTCAACTGAACCAATAAACCAATTTTTATTTTCACCAATATGGGGAGTTACTGCATTTTCACCATCAGCACCCGGCAAACCGGCAGCCATCCCTGTATCAAACGTAGAACCATCGGACAACGTAATGATCAAATGCCCGGCTTCATTGATAACAGACGAACTAATACGTTTATCTAACAGCGTTTGATAGCCTTCCACATTGGCAGCCGGTATTGTATCTTGTTTGTGCCAAAAAGAGTCCAACCAAGCTGCAAATTGCAGTTCGGTAGGTTTTAGCCCTTTGGCAAACCAAAGTCTTAATTGTGCACGCGTTACCATGTTATACTACTTTAATGATAAATGCCAATACGTAATAAGGAGGGCGATTTTCGTGTGCCTGACCACCACCACTATTCCCAGTTGTATAATTAGCGTTATTAATATCGTTGTCATGCCCACCACTGGCTCTAGTTGCACCGGCATCCATATCGTTAGTTGATAATGGTAAATTGTATGCGTGGTTATGGCTTGGTATTTCAGTTATACCCAATGTTACCGTTGGTTTACCTCCTGCATTACCAACAGCACCATAATTTTGAGTTGTGTCTGTAACATTTTGCGGTATATTAACCTTGGTTGAGTCATATCCGACTATAAATCGACCACGTAAATCCGGGACAACTCCTCCATAACTGACATTATTTGAACCATCACACAATGCATATCCGGTAGGAATTGAAACTATTGTACCGCTCCACATGATAATACCGCCTTTCGGCATCATCAGGTTACTCAATGCTTCCAGTTCTATTTTTGTTGCACTTTCGGCAGCTAACTCGAGGTTCGATTTTACCCGGGTAAATGTATTCCAAACAAAAGTATCTACACCACCCACGTTGCTTCCAAATTCAACTGTACGGGTTACATATACATCGTTGTAAGTATCATAACCGGCTATAACATCTTCTTTTGTCTCAACGATATGTACGTTGTCTGTCAATGATCCAACACCGGGTACAAACGGCAATAATTCACCATTTATAACCACCCAACCGGCAGACCAGTTATCACTCGTTGTATTGACACATCCGCTCAAGATATAATTACCCGAACCGCCCAACATAGCCAATTGATAGGATTGTTGAGAAATTAGCTTCAGAAATTCCAACGCCTGAGTCGATAGAGGAAAGTTTTTCTTATCGTTTGTAAAATTAATAGTATTCATAAATGGCTTTTTTTGATAATAACTTATAAGTATTTACGATAGAACGAATTCTATTTATATTGTCATCGCCGGAAAGGCTCGAAGGTATTCGTACAATGAAATTGGCATAGTCACCGATAGCTTGTACCGAATAGATAAGCAATGATGAATCATCCGGAATCATTAACTGAGTGTATAGGTCTGATTCATCTTTAGCCCACAACCATTGTCCTATCGGTTCATAATCTACAAGTATAAAGTCTTTATTTCGGGCCGGAAAAGCATCGTTCAGCACCTTCCTTAAATAGCACACCTGACCGTTGTGATTGAGCTTATACAGGTTACTTTCACGAACGGCAAAAAAACGATCTTGCAAATCACTTATTGACGGCATAAATGATTGTATTAATGAAGTATTTACAAGTCCACGTAAAAAAGTAGGCAGTAATAAAACTGCCAGCCTTCGAAAATCAATCGCTAACAGTTTCATAAGCAATATAATTGATTATTAAATCAGTATCTTCATGTATGGTAAACCGACCAGAATCGGGTACTACATAAGCATCAACAGGCACGAACGAAAGTCCATTATCAGAACTGGTTGATACGCTAACCAATTCGGCCATAACTACGCCATCTATCACCTGCAAGGCATCAATCAACGCATTATTTCGATACTCACCATTAAACGGTAAGGATGAGATAAAAGCGATAATTGCTTCTCGAACCGGAAAACTACCGGTAATACTCGAACCGTCTGAGTTCAGCACCATTGGGTTATAATATATCGTTAAGTTTGCTTTGAAGTATTCAGCTGGCCGGTTGATTATTTCGAGCCGAACCCCGGCATCTTTCACCTCTTTGAAATAAGCTATTAAACCTGATTCCTGATCAGTTGATAATTGCGCCTGACCGGAACCGGCAACCTTAAGATAAACAACACCGCCTTTTTCAACTGCAGCTGCATATTTCACAACCAACGCATCAGATATCTGCGAAGCCGTTAAAGTAGTAGTATCGTAAGCGTCTGTGTCATCAACTAACTCATAACCGTACATAAAAGCCTTAGCCTTGTTGATATACCACTTTTTGCTGTGAGGTTTTAATTCGGTAATCAAAGTATCAATTTCGGCTTTGTCAGCATCAAATATCTTTTCCAAAAAGCAGATAGCAACGGCCACAATGTAATACTGGATACTTTCCCACGATACCTTTGAGAAAGTCTCATCAAACGAATCACCAACCGTGAAACCATACTTAGTGGCCAACGTGGCGTTAGCCATAAATTCAGTGGTCATTGTTGCTTTAATATCTGTAATAGTTCGTGCCATAATTCGTGTAATTCGTTTTTAATTCGTGTAATTAGCTAACTATAAACTCAGTTTCAATTGCCCAGTATTCAATACCACCGATACCGGATTCTGTTTGTGAATAAGTAGCCGGCTTAATTCCTTTGTTCTTGTAATAGTCTGCAATCTGTTTGTTTACCACACTTGCAACCGTTAGGTTTAATCCCGGTACCACGTCATCCGTTATCCCGATCGAGTTCATTAATGCCAAATCAAAAGCAGCTTCCACGCTACCGGCACTTTGCAAAGCGATATCGAAAAGTGTTTGCCCGGATAAAGCCTTCAGGGAGTTATTTTGAGCTTGAGATAAACTGGTAATGTCAACCGGTGAACCTGATCCGGTAATGATTTGAGCCTCGAGTGTAGCCGGTGTTATTTGTTTTACAAGGTAGTAAGCTGCAACTTGTTTGTTTAAAATATCAGTTGGAGTGAGTTCCACGCCTGGTACTATGTCATCTGTTATCCCGATCGAGTTCATTAATGCCAAATCAAAAGTAGCGTCTACACTCCCGGCACTTTGCAAAGCAATATCAAAAAGTGTTTGCCCGGATAAAGCCTTCAGGAAGTTATTTTGTGCTTGAGATAAACTGGCAATGTCAACCGGTGAACCTGACCCTGTAATGATTTGCGCCTCGAGTGTAGCCGGTATTATTTGTTTTGCAAGGTAATAAGCTGCAACTTGTTTGTTTAAAATGTCGGTTGGAGTGAGTTCCACGCCTGTTACTATGTCATCCGTTATCCCGATCGAGTTCAATAATGCCAAATTAAAAGCAGCCTCCACGCTACCGGAACTTTGCAAAGCAATATCGAATAAACTTTGATTATCCTTAGCTTTCATATCCACCTTCAATTACAAGTTTACCATTGGTATTAAATCCACATGACTTAACCATTTGACCATCTTCGCGAAGATTAGCGCGAATTTCGCGAAGTAAGTCCGAAGGGTTATCATCATCAATGAAAGAAGATATTCCAACGCCCAGGGTTGGAGATTCTTTTATTTCGCCTTTTTCAGCTAATAGGATGGTTCGTTGGTTTTGTTGAGTAACATTACCTACAACAAGTCCGGATGTAATCATATCGTTTAAATCGCGAACCGGCGAAATAACCAATTCAAAATTATCATCCAACAATATGCCTTTTCCTTTTCCCATTAGTGTTTAATTTTTGTATTCTCTATTTCTGAATAATCACCCAATTGTTTGTCTGTTATTGCTATTTTTAAAGCTGCCTGTAATGCACTGGGTGAAGCGTTACCGGGCTCAGGTATTGGAGCTCCTGAAAGAACCGTTATAATTGCCTGAAGCAACTCATTATTTTTGTTTAGTTCCTGGACTAACTTTGGAGTTATGGTCAACCCTCCATTTTCACCGCCATCAATCACAATACTTTCAACCTCAGAAAACATCTCAACAAAAAGTTCATCACTGTCACCAATTCTACTAACAATAACCGTAGAACCCGAAGCCGGTGTAATAACTATTCCCTTCTTTGCATCTTCGCCAGTTCCAATGGCAGCGCGTTTACGAACTTCGGGATAAAGTGTTCCGGACAAATCTTTTACGTCTATGTAATCCTTGTCCGGGTAATTATTTTCGACAGATGCCAGGAATGTTTTTTCATTGCCTCCACCAAGCATCCGAATACCTTTCAATATCTTTTCTTCAGGTGTCATAATTTCACTGTAAATTCAACCGTTCTACGTCCACCGCCTTTATCAGCTTTCACTGTCGTTTTGGTTATGTAATAAGTTCCATCGCGTTCTGAGTACTTTGGATCACTTAACTTACCTTTCATGCCCGGTTCAGTAAATGGTTGTAAAAAGGTTGTTATTTTGCCTTCATAGCCTGAATACTTGTACTTCTTTATTTCTTCAGTAGCCAGCTTTTTAAGTTCGGTAACGCTCGAAACATTATAGAAAAACAGCGTTCGTTGACTACCTTCTTTGTCACCCACTTCAGCTTCAACCTTGGTATTGTCAGGCTTTATCCAAACGGCCTTTATTTTTAGGTTTACATCATCAGCATTTCGGTATTTCAGATCATCTGAATTGATAGTATTGTAACCCAACTTATATTTTACAGTTCCCCGATCGAGCACGTAAGCTAAACCTGCATAAAGCGTTTTACCCATAAAAAATACAGTCATTCCGTACTTTTCTTTCACCATTTGCAAAGCTTCCAGACTTGTCATATTTGCCGGAATAATGAACTTAGTAAAATTCACATCCGGAACATGATCACTTAACACTATATCGGTACCTGCAATTAGGTACTGAAGTACGCTTTTCATGTTTGTCGACTTCCATGTTTTGGTTTCGCACGACCTTCGCAATTGATATTCGTAACCTTCGCATTCTATTTCGAGTGGTGATTTATAGTTCAACCGGTAAATGAAACCTTCAAACTCCAGTCTTAAATCATTATCATATCCCAGCCATACACTTATTTTATCACCACGGGTAAACTGTGAGGCTGTTTGAACACTTTCACCTACCTGTTTATCTTTGTACTCTAATCGGGCTGATGTTGGTATTTGCAACTTACAGGATTGATTGATTTTAAACATATCGCGTTCAATGTTTACCGAATGAAAAGCATCAAATGAAAGCTTTTTTCCACTTTCCCTGTTTATCTCAATATGTCCCTTCAGCTTGACGTACATTACTCAATAATTAATTTGAATTCAATATCACTGGTTATATCCATTTCAAAGGCTTGTACGTTTTTCATTCCCTTTATTTCAGGCAGTTTAAACGATCGTATAACCACCCGTTCATTATCCTGAAATAAAAGCGATGTACGTGCATTTTCAATTTCTAATGATTCTCCTGATTTATATAACTCCTTCAGGTCTAAAACCTGCTGATCGGGATAATCACTATCAGGTGAAACAATAATACCTTTCACATTTATATCCCAATCGTTCATTGATATTTCTTCTTTTACAGAACCCTGTTGATTGACAAGTGGCGTTTCAACGATCGTTTTTTTATTTACAATTGATGCAACTGTATTCTGAAGTAAGAACTTTGTTCCATCGGATTTAATTAGCCATATTGGCAAAAATATTTCATTGCCATTATTATTCAATCCATAGAAAGGCGAACCTTTGATATTATATACACGCCTTTCGGCAGGAAGATCAAAACTATAATCTTCTGAATCCGAAGTTTTACCAAACAACTTCTTTTCAACCTTATTCTGAAGCGCAAATAAAAATGGAAATGCAGCATAACCCCAAACACTTTTGAAGATGTTTTGCAGATCAAATTCATTAAATTGATAGTCCTTATTATTCATGAGCTAATCTATTTGCACTATTCAATACTTGAGACATAACCTCCATTACCATAGATTTCATTTCTTCAGCACCTTCTTTCAAATTTGTAGTGTGTATGGTAAATTGTCCAATCATCTCTTTGTTTAAGTTTACATAGATATTTGTTGGTTTGCTTCCACCACCGGCAATACTTTTGATTTTATCATCGGTATTTAAACTACCATTTCCACCCCCGCCGGCTAACCCGCCAACCATTGAACTGGCATCAACTCCACTCTTTTTATCGGCCTGACTTTTGGCAAAACTGGTAATACCTTTTTTGTATCCTTTTGACCATGTTTCACCAATCTTAGAACCATTATCGATGGCAGCTTTGACAACTCCACCACCTGCAAAACTATTGACATAACCTTTAGCAACCTGTGAAGCACCTTCTTTAACACTCCCCCAGTCACGCGAAAAAATGCCATTTATAATCTTTCCTAGCCCTACAAACATGTCAACCAGTCCATTTACTGTATTCATTACGGCATCCTTCAGAAAATTGACGAATAATTTAAATGTATCCCAAAGGCCTGTAACAACCCCACGAAAACCAGCAAATTTATTCCAAGCTACAACTATTATCGCAATCAAAGCAGCTATACCAATTACAATTAACCCAACCGGGTTAAGCATCATTGTTCCGTTCAAAATAGCCTGGGCAATTGTCCAAAGTTGAATACCCCATGTTATCAGTTTAAAAGCTGCAAATGCTCCTAAAGCGACTCCTGTAAGTTGTAATAACATATCAGCATTAAGACTAATCCAGTCTACCAATGGCATCAGGAAATTCATCAGTTCATTGGCATAAGGCAAAAGTTTTAATCCTATTTCCGCGCCGGTTTGTTTTAATGTTCCAACCAGTGTCGAAAATTTGCCCGAAGCCGTTTGGCTCATCTTATCCATCATTCCAAAGAACAGTCCACCCTTGCTTGTAGCATGTTGAAAAGCAGCTTCAACCATTTCGGCTGATATTTTACCCCCTTCCATTTCTTTTCGAAGTGTGGCCATGCTTTTACCGGACATTTTGGTTAGTTCCTGAAGTGGATTAAACCCGGAACTCACCATTTGAAGTAAATCCTGTCCTTGCATCTTACCGGCACTCGAAATTTGAGCATACGCCAATGTCAAAGAATTCATTTTATTGGTATCTCCCATACCAACGTCACCAAGCATTTTCAGAATTGGCAATATCTTTTCTGCTGAGGTTCCAAATGAAAGCAATAATTTTGCCTGGTCAATCAGTGGTTTATTTTCGTAAGGTGTTTCATTGGCGAATTTATTCAGACCGGCCAACATGATTCGTGCTTTATCAGCACTACCTAAAAGTACATCGAAACTGATTTTGGATTGTTCCAGATCAGCTCCCATTTTCACAATGGATTTTATACCTTCAAAAAGAACTACAGCAGAAACGACATTTCGTATTCCGGATGCTAAATCATTTGTCTGGGTGTTTGAATCCCTAACTTTTTCAATATAATTTGACCAAGATCTTGAAACCCTGTTGACGCTTTTTTCAGCTTGAACCATGGTTATTTCAGTGGTTTTATTCAAACCATCTATACCACGGGATGCGTTTTCAGCTGCTTTAGAAGCGTTTCGTAAAACGCCACTTAGCAGGTCACGCGCCCGTAATATGTATTCAACACCTGGTCCCATTATTTATTTGCTTCAGCTTCTTTTCTACGGATATAATCTAGGTGAGCAACCTTCATTGCCCATTGTTCGTCGGTAAGGAGCGAGACGTCATAGCCCAGGTAATATTCTAATTGGGTCGACATTAAGCCGACCCAATCATTCTCACCCCACTGTTCAGCCTCGCTTAAAAGTTTTTTAGTTCTGTCTCCTTGAATTCAATCAGTTCACCTGCTTTAATACAGGCATTAAACCAAAGCACTTCATCCTTTTTAATTTCTTCAGAACCACCAAGCCAGCAGTTAGTCAATACGGCTTCACCTGTTTTTGCAAGCTTACCCATATTCATTTCAATGTCGCTGGTATCATTGTCGTTTTTCGACATTTTAAATGACATTTGACTCAATGCATAACTGGTAGTATTCCGGTCAATTTTACGTACATAAGCAATATGGCCATCTACAATAACACCATGTACTTTGCCGTATTTGGCTTTCCATTGTTCAATTTGTTCAGGCGTAACTTCGCCCACAAGGGTTGTTTCTTTTTTCAT